CGGTAGTCTGCATAGCGGTAAATTCATTAACAACCTTACCACTTGTTGTTGGCCCAAACAGATAAGTGTAATTTGAACCAGAATAATAATCTTTAGGCTTATCACGAGCCTTTATTAACTTTGAGATAATTGGGATATTCATACTTTCACTCCTAAACATACATTTTTTTGAAGGTTCATATTTTTGTTGACACTTATATAATTTCATGATATTCTAAACATACAATAATATGTATGTTCAAATTAAAGGAGGTTCAACATGAATGTAAATCACATTAAATCACAAATCATGAATGACTTTGCCGCTACATACAAAAATGCTTCACCCTTTGTAAACTCTGGTGCGCTTTGGGATTTTTGTATGGACACAATCACCAACCCTGTCCTGTTATCAAACATTATCTTTGCTAATGATCTAGGCATTCCACCAGTAAAATCTTTGCTTCTTATTTGGGAAAGAAAAAACTCACCAAGACCTGACTATAAATTTACCGGCCAAGAGAGCCAATGGTTAGGATCCTTGATGGGGTATTTATTCAAGTTCGTTCTTGGGTACCAAAATCAGAAAGAAAGATGTGCTGTCAATTCTTATGGCGTTGGAACTGCAACTCGCTTTCTTGATTGCCCTACTGTTATTGAAATTGAGCAATAACTAAAAGACGATAATTCCACGTTCATCATAAACGCTGGAGTCATCGTCTTTATTTCTAATACAGCGGTCAAGAGCCATGATAGTAGCAACAATACCATCAATCTTTTCTACTGACTTTTCTTTGTCCGGTTTGATGTTTCCCGCTGGATCCTGACGCATGACCACGTTTTGAGCCATCCACTTAAGGACCGGATGACCGCCGTGATTGATGTTCCCCTCCATGAGAAGTTTATACAACTCCTTACTTGGTGGAGACATATCCTTGTAACCCTGTCCAAAAGGTACAACAGTGAAACCCATGCCTTCTAGGTTCTGGACCATCTGCGTTGCATTCCAACGGTCAAAGGCTATTTCTTTGATATGGTACTTTTCCCCTAACTCTTCTATGAACTTCTCAATAAAGCCATAATGGATGACATTTCCCTCGGTAGTCTGGATGTAGCCTTGCAGCTCCCAAACATCATAGAGCACATGATCTCTTCTGCACCTCAGCCCCAAGGTATCCTCCGGTAGCCAGAAGAATGGTAAGACGATATACTTCTCATCCTCACCCCTTGGTGGAAAAACCAGAACAAAGGCTGTGATATCCGATGTACTGGAAAGGTCAAGACCTCCGTAGCATTCACGGCCTTGCAGTGACTCCAAATCAATGGATAGATTTCCACGATCATAAATATGATCGGGTATCCAGCACACTGTAGCAGAAGTCCAGATGTTGAGTCTTAGCTGTTTAAACACATTCTCTTCCGCAGGGTTTTCAAGAGCATTCTTGTAGGCTTCTCTCACTCGATCTATGGAAATGGTATGTCCCAGCGATGGATTCGCTTTGTACCAGTTAGCTTCATCATTCCAATCATCTGCTTCTGTTAGTCCATATACCACTGGATAGAAGGTATGGTCTTTCTTTCGACCTGCCTTTATATCTAGAGCTTTGCTGTGGAGCTCATAACAGATGCTATTTTTATCGGTTCCTGCAGTGGTGATGATAAAAAACAAGGGCTGCTCTCTAGCATCCCCGGAACCTTTTGTTAAAACATCATAGAGTTTTCTGTTGGGCTGTGCATGAATCTCGTCAAACACCAGGCCCGATACATTCAGCCCATGCTTGGTTCCCGTCTCAGCGGATAACACCTGATAAAACCCTGCATTGGAATAGTTGACGATTCGTTTGGTAGCAGCTGTAATCTTTGACCTTTTTAGCAACGCTGGTGTCATTTGCACCATCTGCTTTGCCACATCAAATACAATGGACGCCTGTGACCTATCGCAAGCTGCACCATAAACCTCTGCACTGGGTTCGTTGTCCGCATAAAGAAGATAGAGCGCAATTGCGGCGGCTAGTTCAGACTTCCCCTGTTTCTTGGGTATCTCAACATAGGCTGTCAGGAACTGGCGCTTTCCGTTTTCCCCAACGATGCCAAATAGATCTCGGATGATCTGTTCCTGCCAAGGTAAAAGAAGAAACTTCTTCCCTGCCCATTTTCCCTTAGTGTGTCTTAGGTTTTCAATAAAGGCAACCGCCCTATCTGCTTTCGCTTTATCATAGTGTGATGTTTCGAGCATAAAGGGGGATGGAGTGTATTTATAGGCCATTACACACCACCTCCTAAAATCTTCTCCATCTCATCTGCCGGATCCACAGTACCTTCACTAGCTACAATTCTGCTTCTTGCAGATGGTGTCAGTCCAAACTGCTCACAGAACTTGAGCATGATTTTCAGATTGGTTTGGGCAATGGAAACCTGCGGCACCTGCTGTAAATAACCGTTAGGGGTTCTAATCATGGTTCCATGCTGGGTGATAAACTCCTCTGCTTCCTTCCATCTGGCATATGCTTGACAGTAACCCGCAAAAGCGGCCATGTCCATTTCTGTCAGTATCCCCATCTGCTCAAGTAGCTTCCCCATTCGTCTCCACTCTTTCTTTGCTTCCTGCTCTAACCATGAAGGACATCTGGGAGCTTTCTTTGGCGGCTTTGGTTCTTTATCGTTAAGTGCCCGTTTCCCAGGGTTCCCTTCTAGTTCTTTCAGTGCTGTCGGTTTGGGTTTTCTTCCTCTCTGTGCCATAAGTCCCACCTCCTCTCATTGGCTAACAGCAAGAAAAAAGACCTCCGAAGAAGTCTTTCACTTAGTCTAAATCTGTGTTTTAATCTTTAAGCTTTCTGCAGCTGTCCTCACCATATACCACACTAAGGCTACTGCCATTGTCCCAGGAAACCATGATGCTTCCGATATCATCTACACCAATTACCGTTCCCTGGGTTCCCGTTGGTGGTGCCTGTATATCTTCCATTCGAATCAGTTCTACCCTTGTTCCAGGTGGGTACTCTTTTCTTAGTTTCTCTAGGATTTCTTTTCTAATAAACATCTTCATCCCCCTCTATCGAAGAATCCTCCAGTGCTTTTTCTAAGATGGTCTTATCAAAGCCAAATCTCTCGTAGGCATCTTCAAGGGTTTTGTAGTAATGGTAGCTGGGCTGTCCTAGTTTCCTGTCTTGATCCATCATGTAGACCATCCCTTGAACCTTCTCACCATCAAGGTCTAACTCCATCCATTCTTTGTAATAAAAGGTTGGGAAGCCTTCATACCGATCAAGACTATGTTCATCTGTCGGTTCGATCTCCCAAACCACCACCGGCACCTTTTGCCCTTCTTCTTTTTCAATGGTGGCATAAGCACCTGTCTTTGAGCCTTTGAAGATAAGCCTGTGATCTTCAATTACTGATACACCTCTTAGCTCTGCCCCAGGGCATCTGAAAGCCATTTGACCTTCATCCATGTTGCTCCCGTAGGCAATGTACAGTTTTGTTTTCATTTCTTTTCATCCTTTCCTAAAGGGCCATTCTTCCCCGCCAGCTTGGCCTGTGTCGGCTTTTCAGCCGCTTTGGGAACCCTTCTACCACCTTAAGGGCGGTTCTCCCGCCCCGGTGAGCCTGTGGCTATTCATTTCATCCAGCTTGTCTCCATGCTGAGTTTCCATCAAGATACTTCAGAAAATGGAGCCTGCAGGTTTTAAACTCGTCCCCGATAAGCCCCAGCCTTAGCATCCAACATCTGAAGGCATACTTCTCGTTGTCCGTCACCGTTTTTCTAGCTGATGCTTTCTTTTGGTTTAAGGCTTGGTGGCTCACTGCCAGGCAAAACTGGATGTATGCTTTTACCTCTCCGGCATGGGTAGTGGCGTTGAAAAGTCTAAATTCTACAGTGCCTTTGGTAAAAGTGGCGTGTAGGTTGAGTCCATAGTACCTGGTGGCATTGTAATGCCTATCTCTTCCGTAGGGATCCTCTGCATACCAAATGTCTGAAAGCTCTCTCATGGTCTTTGGCTTTTTCTTATTGATGGTTTCCAGGAGCTTCTCGTTGGTTTTTTTGCAGTAGCGGATTCTTCCCCGGTCTATCTTAAGTGCCTTGTAAAGAATGTCTTCCTTGCTGGCGATGATGTTGACGATGTTTCTTAAGGTTTGCGGTGTGAAGCGTTCTGCTCCAACATGTACATGTATTCCGCAGGAGTTGTTTACGATAGCCCCTTTGTGTCTTAGCTGCCTAACCAGTTCCTGCAAATCTTCAATATCCTCGTAGGTGAGGATGGGGCTGACCACTTCCGTTTTGTATTCATCTCCGGCTGAAACTCTGGTTCGTCCTTTTTTCTTTTGAGGAACAATGCTTGAGTCGTACATGGCTTTCCAGGTTCTCCCCTTGTGATCCTTGACTTCGTAAGTTCTGTAGCCGCCTCCCACATAGATGTTTCTGGTTCCAAAGTAGTCTGCAATGACCTGCCCAGCCTGTTCTCTTGTAATCCCTGTAACCTCGATTTCAATTCCAAAGGTTTGCGTTTTCATCTGCTCTCATCCTTTCTCTTACCTGTGTTTTAAGCTTTTTGGTAGTACTATATATCACTCTAAACACAGGTAATAGCAAGTTAAATGTGCATATAAAACGCATATTTATTTCATTCTTCCAGGGCTGTATACCGGCACCAGGAGTAACCCTCGCTATTGACGAGGACTCGCTCACCGGTATCGGTGTTGATAACCCGGATGCATCTGATGTCCCCATTTTCATTGGATCCGCCATCGGATTTATCAATCCAGGGTTGCTCATTGAAAAAATCTCCTGCAAATGCTTTGAAGTCATCATCACTCAATGCTACCTCTTTGGTCACTTCATAAAGGCTGCCTCGCTGTCCAGCTTGTTTGGCATGGGCTGTAGCTTCTTTAAGTTCTTTCAGATCACTTAGCTTTCTGCCGAATAATGCCCTTGGTCTATTCGTCATGGCTTTCACCCGCTTTTCTTTCACGCAACCTCGCCTTGTGCTTCTCGGCGTCAGCAGGTGTACGAAAGGCGGTGTGTCCTTTTAAGCCTTCAAGTAGGGCTTTCCTCGAATCCTTCGCACCTTTGCCTCCTAGTCCAAGTCTGACCAGCCATACCCGAAGGTAGTATTTTTCATTTTCTGGTTCACTGGCTTTTGGGCTTATTCGCTTTGCCTCTCTTGCATGGGCTACCATCATGGCTGCCAGTTCAACATAGGCTCTGTTCTTCTCCGGTTTTTCTGAACCTGGAAAAGTGAAGGTTATCTTGTCATCTTCAAAGTTCAGTCCTGAAATGGCTTCAGCATTTTCACTGCATAGGTTAAGGAACTCTTCTTTGCTTTCAGGTAGATTGGTTTGCAGGGTATCAATAAAATCATCACTGATAGAAAATTGGTCTTTCCCCACCACTCGGTTAAGCAGGTACTGTTTGCTTCTAAGCATGTAGAGCAGGTTTTGAAGCTGGGGTCCTTCCATATCCTCTAAAGGAACACTGACCTCTAGGCTTTCAAGCTCCTGTATTGGTTCTGCAAATCCATTTTCTTCTAAGTGCGCTCTCATCCTTTCACCATCCATTTCTGTTTCACTCACCACCGTTCCATCTCGTTCAATGGTGTAGCCTTCCACCTTGTATGCATAACTTGGTGGTCCTACATACTTAGGTTTCTCTCCTAAAAATTCTCCGATACTTTTCACCAGTTCTTTTCGATTCTCACATGTCGTTTCAATACGCATTGACTTATACCTCCTTTGTTTTGGGTACTACATACATCACTCTAAAAGAGATATAAGTCAAGCATTCCAAGGCTTCTGAGTAGATTCTTTTTTGATTAGACCGCAGCTTTATCAAAATGTCGGCTGCATTTATCAAAGACCATATCTTTGATCCATTTCGGTGCTTCCGGTACATCATTAAGCCTTCCATACTCACCAAACATCAGCTTGACCCCTTCGTTCCTTGCCTGTACCGCCTCTAAAAAGGTATGAAAATATCCCAGATGAATATCATACTGGGATGCTTTGATTCTCGCTCTATATTTTTGTCTTGGTCGGTAGAAGCTCACGCCTGTTACGCCAGAAG